TCAAAGATTTCTATAGAGCAGGAACGTCATAGAATAGCTAAAGATAGGCAAGATGCATAGGCAAAGCAAGTTACTGAACAGCCTAAAGAAGAAGTACAAGCGCAACCTCAACAGGCACCTGTTGATCCAAAGGCGCAGGCATGGGCAGAAAAGAATGATTGGTTTGGTGAAGATCAAATCATGACAAGTACAGCAATGGGTATTCATCAAAAATTATCTGAAGAAGGGTTTGACCTTTCGTCTGATGAATACTATGATGAAATTGATCGTCAGTTAAAAGGCTTGTTCCCAGACAAGTTTACAACTGAACGAGCAAACGGAGGAAGTGCCAGGGTCGCTCCTGCTGACACTTCCGCTTCACGCAAAAAACAGGGACGCAGAACTGTTAGATTGTCTCCTTCGCAGGTGGCAATGGCTAAAAAGCTAAATGTACCTCTTGAAGAGTACGCTAAATACGTAAAGGAATAGATGATGACAGATCGAACAAAAAGAGAAGCGAATACACGGACAAACGCTACCCGTAGAAAACCCTGGTCACCACCGAGCAGACTTGATGCTCCAAAACCACCAGAGGGATATAGGCAGAGATGGATAAGAACCAATATTCGAGGCGAGGAGGATCAAATGAACGTCCACGCTAAGTTAAGAGAAGGTTGGGAACCTGTTCGTGCTGACGAATATCCAGACAGTGATTTTTCTACTATTACAGAAGGAAAACATGCTGGTGTGATTGGTCAAGGAGGTTTGATACTGGCTAGGATTCCAGAAGAGACGGCATTGGAAAGAAACGATTACTATCGGGGTCGAACCCGCAACCAAATGACGGCTGTTGATGAAAACTTAATGAAGGAGTCACATCCTTCGATGCCAATCCAAAAGGAAAGGCAAAGTCGTGTAACATTTGGAGGCAACCGAAAAGTTGAATCCTAATGAAATTTTAATTTTAACTTTAGGAGTAACATTTTATGGCTAATACAAGCGTAAAATTCGGCTTAAAACCAATTAATGGTTTTGGCGGTACGACTGCTGATGGAGTAAATCAGTATTTCATAAAGAGTGATGCTTCAGCTATTTTTCAAGGATCACCTGTTGTTGTTGAATTAACAGGTGGGACTATAGCAATTGGTGATGCAACTGGTGATACTAAACAGTATCTTGGTGTATTTGCTGGTTGTGAATATGTTGATAACACCACTAAAAAACTTAAATTCTCTAACACATGGCCTGGTTCTGGGTCAGCAGACACTAACCACGATATAAAAGGTTTTGTGCATGATAACCCTATGCAACGATATATTATTGCATCTGACGGAACGAATACTAACAAAGCAACTGCTAGGATCGATATTTTCAAGACAGCAGAACTTGAAAATGGTGCTGCTGGTAGTACTACTACTGGTATTTCAACTGCTCAGATCGATATATCTACAGCGGAGGATTCAGATCCGTCTAATCCTTTGATGATATTGGGTATCCACGATGATCCTACAAATGCAGATCACTCTGCTGCTGGGGTAAATTATATCGTTAAAATTAACAATCACATCTTCTTCAGTTCTACTGGAGATTCTGATGCTGCTATTTCTTAAAGGAGATTAATTATGGCGATAAGTAGAGCACAACTATCTAAAGAGCTAGAGCCTGGTCTTAATGCTCTTTTCGGAATGGAGTATGCAAGGTATGAAAACCAGCACTCTGAAATTTTCACAACAGAATCATCAGACAGATCATTTGAAGAAGAAGTAATGTTATCTGGCTTTGGTGCTGCACCGACTAAATCGGAAGGTACTGGAGTAGCGTTTGACGATGCAAATGAAGCTTATACTGCAAGGTATAACCATGAGACTATTGCTTTGGCATTTAGTATCACAGAAGAAGCTGTAGAAGATAATCTCTACGACAGACTTTCTGGTAGATACACAAAAGCTTTGGCAAGATCAATGGCACACACCAAGCAAGTTAAAGCAGCATCTGTATTGAACAATGCGTTTGATAGCACAGTTACTGGTGGTGATGGAAAAGAACTCTGTGCAACAGATCATCCGTTAACAAATGGAGCGACATTTGCGAATGAACCTTCAACTGCGGCAGATCTTAACGAAACATCTCTTGAAGATGCTTTAATTAAGATTGCAGGTTTTGTTGACGAAAGAGGTCTTATTGTAGCTTTAAGAGGAATGAAGTTAATTATTCCAAGACAGTTACAGTTCGTTGCAGAGAGAATTATGAACTCAACACTTAGAGTTGGTACTTCAGACAATGATGCAAACGCACTCAAAAATATGGGTATGTTACCAGAAGGTTATGTAGTCAATGACTTCCTAACTGATACAGATGCATTCTTCATTATGACAGATACTCCTCGTGGGTTCTTACATTTTGAGCGTGTAGCTTTATCTACAGGTATGGAAGCAGACTTCGATACTGGAAACATGAGATATAAAGCTCGTGAGAGATATTCTTTTGGATTCTCTGACCCAAGATGTGTATTTGGTTCACCAGGTGCATAACTGAAAAATAAATTCTGGGATTTGAAGGGTGGCACTTGCCACCCTTTTTTATTTGTGATACGTAAGAGGTAGATATATTGTTTTATTCAATATTTCCTCCCAAGATAAAAACTTTACCAGATTGCATTGCAATCTGGTTTTTTTCATTATATAACTAATTAACCGACAACTACATAATGTAGTTGACACTTGCCAAGACGGGAGAATTAACATGGCTAACACAACTTTTTCAGGTCCAGTACGTTCTGAAGGAGGTTTTACCTCTATAAGTAAGAATGCTACAACTGGAGCAATCTCAACTCTTTCAAGTATTAGTTCAACTGGTGTAACATCCTTTGATGCAAATACTTTATCTACAGAAGCAGGAACAGGTATCACAACTGGTTCTGGTACAATTTATAGAAGTGCTGTTCAACGTATGGGTGGTATTATAACAACAAGAATTTTAATTGACTTAACTGGTTTAAGATCAACTGGCTCTGGTGACATCATTGGTGTTAACGGAACAGCATTAGTTTGTCACATTGGACAAATTACTGCAGCAAGAAACGGTACTATCTTAACTGGTAGCATGGAATGTTTTGAAGCTCCTGCAGGTGGCGATCCAGATATTAATATTCATTCAGCTACAGAAAGCACTGGCGTTGAAGATGGAGCAATCTCTGGTCTTTCTGAAACACTTCTTGTTAATTCTGGTGACGCAACATTGGGTAGTAAAGTTTTCTTCTCAGCTGTTCCAGCAGCAGATGAGTTTTTATATCTTACAACTGGTGCGGCAACTGATGCAGATTATACAGCAGGTAAACTTTTCATCGAAATGATGGGATACGAAGCTTAATTTAGGAGGTTAAAATGGCTGATGCAGTAGCAACTCAAACCATTCTTGACGGTCCAAAGTATGCAGTTTTAAAATTCACAAATATAAGTGACGGCTCTGGAGAAAGTGCCGTCACTAAAGTTGATGTAAGTGGTCTATCTGCAAGTGCAGATGGTAGCACTTGTACGGGCGTTACAATTCAAAAGATCTGGTGGCAGTGTACGGGTATGAAAGTTAGCATACTTTTTGATGCTACATCAGATGTTTTAGCTATTCAACTTGGTGAAAATCAATCTGGTCATCACGATTACACATCTTTTGGTGGTTTACCAAATAATGCAGGATCTGGTGTAACAGGTGATGTACAATTTACAACTGTTGGTCATTCAAGTGGCGATACATATACAATTATTTTATATCTTAGAAAAGAATTTTAATTTTTATGAAAATGTCCCAGAATCAAAGACTTGAAGTAGCTTTGGCTAAATTAGAAGAAAGAGTTGAGTCTCTTCAAGAGGACATGAAAGAATTAAAAACAGATGTAACCCAACTCCGTGCTACGGCTGATAAGTGGCGAGGAGGTTTTTGGGTTATGATGGCATTGGGCGGTGTCGTTGGTGTTGTTGCTAACTTTGCAATGGGTTGGTTTAAATGACAATATCTCGTTCAAATATTCCTAAACAAATAACTACTGGAGGCAGAAAAATGATGAAGAAAAAAGGCTACAGAATGGGTGGCAAGATTAAATCTAAAGGCATGAAAAAAGGTGGCAAAGTTAAAGTAATGTCTATAGCACAGATTAGAGCAGCGGCTAATAAGAAAGGCTACAAACTAGTCAAGAAGTAATGCCCTATTTGCAAAGTAACATTCCTCAATTTAAGTGTTGGGTTAGAAGGGAATATACTTGTAATCATCTTAGGTACCACGGAGAGTTTCTACATGCTATGGCTATAGCAGTTACGACTATGCCTAATAGATCTCTAAGTTTCCAAGTAATATTCACAGGTTGTGAGAATGATGATACAGATGATCCAAATGTTCATGGTGGAGCTATGTGGGCAAGAATGCCTATAACAGCTTTAATGGCAGATATTCCCGTGGAA